TATTAGGCTGCCCCATCGAAAAAACGATACACTCAAGCAAGCTCCTTTTTGAAGACTTTTTTGATGAGCTTGAAATTGTTGTCGTTGATGATGGAAAAGTCCTTGACGATGTAGATATCTGCCACTTAAAACTGCCAACGTGGTTGAGTGCTTCGTCAACGTCACCTTTGCTGAACTTCATCAGGTTTCTGGATAGGGTGGCGAAGGTGTGGCGAGCCTGATGGAAATTCAGCCCGAAATCAGCGGAAGGCAGATGAAAGCAGTTAGAGACATAAAACGGTAAGAATCAGAGATTTGAGAGAAATCTGTACTTTTGCAAAAGTGCAAGGAAAAGCGGCTGAAAGCAATAGTTCAGTTACCTATCCGTTAGCGTCTCAGTTACCGAAACAGGGTGTGCTAACGGCAGCGAATGAAAGATTGTTTTTGCGAGGCATATAGTCTCTTCCTGCTGCGTTCACCTGCCACCAGAGGATACTTCAGAAAAAAGTAATTTTGCAACCCAAAAAACGGTAAGCGTATGGAAGTATCCAAATTCAAGGTGTTGCTCTACCTCAAAAAGAGCGGATTGGACAAACAGGGCAAAGCACCCATCATGGGGCGCATCACCCTCAATGACACTATGAGCCAGTTTTCCTGCAAGTTGTCTTGCAAGCCGGAACTGTGGAATCCCCGTGAAAGCCGATTGAACGGCAAAAGCAAGGAAGCCGTTGAGACGAATGAGCGACTTGAAAAACTGCTCCTTTCCGTCAACTCAGCTTATGATTCTCTCGTTGCACGTCAGATAGAGTTTACCGCCACTGACGTTAAGGAAATGTTCCAAGGCAGCGTGAAGACACAGATGACGCTTATGGATGCCGTGAACAAGATGTGTGCCAATCTGGAAGCCCGCGTCGGTGTTGACCGCAAGAACGGAACTCTCGTCAAGTACAACTACATGCGTCAGCGTCTGCAGGAGTTCATCCAGGCAAAGTACAAGACCAACGACCTTGCTTTCGGACAGTTGACAGACCAGTTCATCTACGATTTCCAGGACTATGTGACTGATGAAGTGGGAAACAAGATTGACACAGCCAAACACTATCTGGCTCTTTTGAAAAAAGCCTGTCGGATTGCATTCAAGGAAGGAAACACGGACAAGCAGTATTTTGCCCACTTCAAACTGCCAGTGAGGAAGTGCAACACGCCAAAGGCATTGAGTCGTGAGCAGTTCGAGGCAATACGCGACATGGAGATTGGCGATAACCGTCCGCAACACCGCTATGCCCGTGACCTGTTCCTGTTCGCTTGCTATACGGGTGTGCCATACGGTGATGCCGTGACTATCACCCGTGAGAACCTTGTGCGAGACAAGAACGGCGACCTATGGCTGAAGTACAAACGTGTGAAGAACCAGATGCAGGCTGCTGTAAAACTGCTGCCAGAGGCTCTGGAACTGATAGAGAAGTATCATGATGACAACCGTGAGACTCTTTTCCCGCACATGGAGTGCCGTGCTTTGATGGAACACATGAGAGGCATCGGAATAAGACTTGGTATAAAGGGTTTGCGATACCACATGGGGCGTCATTCTTTCTCGACCCTTATCACTTTGGAAGAAGGTGTACCCATTGAGACCATCAGCCGCATGTTGGGACATACCAACATTGAGACAACCCAGGTGTATGCGAAAGTGACCCCTCAGAAACTCTTCGATGACATGGACAAGTTCATCGAGGCAACCAAAGATTTGAAACTGACATTGTATTAAACCCATCAAGAAGAAAGATAACAATTATGCGTAGCACATTCAACATCCTTTATTACATTGACCGTCGCCGTGTGAAGGCTGACGGAACAACATCCGTTCTTTGCCGTATCAGCATTGATGCGAAGAACTCAGTAGTGAACACGGGTATCTGCTGCTTCCCCGAAACGTGGGATGCAAAGAAGGGAGAGACCAACAGCGCGAGAACCAATCGCCAACTGGCAGAGTTCAAGCGACAGGTGACGGAACTCTACGACGAACAGGTGAAGAACCAGGGCGTGGTGAGTGCCGAGATTCTGAAAAACCTCGTTGACAAGAAGGTGGTGAAGCCTACCACCCTGCTGACGATGGGCGAATGGGAACGTGAGCGGCTGTTAGTCCGTTCCGAAGTCATCAAGTCCCGTTCAAGCTATCGTGCCTCACGATACTATCAGGACTATCTCCGTGACTTTATTGTCTCGAAGGGCAAGGAGGACTGGCCATTGGCAGACGTGACATCCGACTTTGGCAATGAGTACAAGATCTATCTGAGCAGGAAGAAAGCTTTAGGCCCGTCGCAGATGAACCATGCCCTGCGCTGGCTCAACCGCCTGACCTACCTCGGCGTAGATATGGAGGTCATCCGTTTCAACCCTTTGGAGGACGTGGAATACTTCAAGAAGCCAGAGCCTAAGCACAAGTTCGTCACCCGTGAGGATGTGAAGAAGATTCTTGCATTGCAGGTGGACACAGAACGCGACGAGCTTATCCGTCGGTGGTTTATCTTCTCGATGTTTACGGGACTAGCATACGCGGATGCGGCAGCACTGTACCCACACCATATAGGCAAGACAGCCGATGGTCGGAGGTATATCCGTATCAACCGAAAGAAGACCAAGGTGGAAGCGTTCATCCCCCTGCACCCGATAGCAGAGCAGATTCTTGACCTCTACAACACCTCTGACGACACAAAGCCCGTGTTTCCCTTGCCAAGCCGTGACGAGGCATGGTTTCACGTCCATGAGATTGGCTTTGCCATCGGTCGTGAGGAAAATCTCTCGCCACACCAGGCCCGGCATACTTTCGGCACGATGCTTGTTAGTGAAGGCATCTGTGTGGAGAGCATTGCGAAGATGATGGGTCACAGCAACATCCGCAGCACCCAGACATACGCCAAGATAACCGATGACAATATCGGCAAGGATATGGACATGCTGATACAGCGCAGAAAGGAAAAAGGACTCTCCCATCTTGATAGGAACACGGCAATTCTGCTTGATACGAGCACACTGAAGCAATAACAATTAAAGCGATACAACGACAATGGCAAACTTTTCAATGATTCCCAAGGATGTCTTCGAGCGAGGCATCATCAGAATGACAGAGGGCGGTATAGTTACCATGCCCGACAAGGACGTTTGGATGACGGTTGACGAAATAGCGGATATGCTTTTCGTCCCGTCAGCCGTCGTGTTCCGCACTATACGCTCTATATATAAGAATAGTATCGCGCGTGAGGAAGATTCCCACGGTACATTCCGCCTGTTCCCCTATCACCCAAACTGGAACATAGACGTGTATAACCTTGAAATGGTTATCCGTCTGGCATACGCCATCGACAGCCACAACAGCCAGAAGTTCCGCAAGTACATCATGAACCGACTGATGGGCAGACCGATGTACGAAAATGTCTGCCTGACTGTGGAACTGCCACGATAGACAGACCTCTCATCACGAAGGAAACCCGTACCAAGCATTTTGCCTGATACGGGTTTCTTTCGTTTTTCCCTCTACGCTCATTTCCTTGCAAACGGCTTCTTGTAGTGCCTTTGCAGCAGTTCCTCCAAGTCCTGCTCACGGTAGAGCACCTTCCCTGCAATCAGATAGTACGGCACAATGCCGTTTGTGCGGTACTCCTGCATCGTGCGCTTGCCCACCTTCAGAATGGCACAGGCTTCCGGATCAGTCAGCAGTCGTGTCCCTCCAAACATCGGCTTGATGTCCTTCGTCCTATCAGTAAGCGCATCCGATACTTTGTGCATCTTTCGCAGGAACCTGTCGAAATAGTCACTGGTAAGGATTTCGTCATTCATCATCTGCTGCACCATCCTTTCTGTCTTTAAGGGCGAGTGCCTTGTGTTCCTCCAAGACCCTCATCACGTCCTCCAGTTTGTAGTACGTCTTGTGGTTGAACCTCGTGTAAGGCAGCTTGCCTGTTGAGCGTAGCGTCTGCACGGTGCGCTTGCTCAGTTTCAGTTCCCTGCACACGTCAGCGGTGTCCACCCACTCGCTGACCTCCCTGTTCGTCAGACGGCGGCTGATGTCAGCCATGCCGTCGAAGAACGCCTCCACACTTGCCATGAAGTCCATGAAGGCACGTTTCTCAATCATTACGATTTCCATTGCTTTACCTT